ACGGTTGGAACTTTGGCGGTGCCAGCAACACCGATGAGCTGAACCAACTCCTAACGAAACATGTGATGCTTCGTCGCCTCAAGGCCGACGTGCTCAAGGAGCTTCCGCCAAAGGTATATCGTACCATCCCGCTCGACTTCGATCGCCGTGAATATGACAAGGTTGAGGCAGCGTTCAACGGGATCAACTGGAAGGCAGGAATGGAAACCATCATCCGCATGGGCGGTAATGCGCCCAAGAGCGATGATGCGATCGTTGCCATCCAGAAGCTGCGAGAAATCGCAGCATATGCCAAGCTCGACTCGACTATCGAGTGGATCAAGGACTACACCGACGAAGGAGAAAAGTTGGTCGTCTTTGCACATAATCGCTTGGTCATCGATACCATACGTGATTCCCTTGAGCTCGACCCAGAGTATCAGCACGCGGTAAAGGTGATCTATGGCGGCGTCAAGGACGAGGAGAGGGCCGATGCCGTGCTTGCCTTCCAGGAGGATCCAAAGGTCAGGGTCATCCTGGTGGGCATCACCGCCGGCGGGTTTGGGCTCACGCTCACGGCGGCAAAGGCGGTAGCATTCGTGCAGCTTCCGTGGACGCCGGGTGAGATCAGCCAGTGTGTGGATCGCATCCATCGCATCGGACAGGATGCCGACACGGTGACCGTGTTCAACCTGGTTGCGGAAGGCACCATCGAAGAAGATATGGCCGACATGCTGATCAGCAAGGGCACCGTTCTAGACGCTGTGCTTGATTCAGGTCGGATCGTTAATACCCTGGATCTAAAGACCAGGGTTTAACCGGTCGGTCCGGTCGGCAAGGCAAACGTCGAACCGTCCTGGAATATCGAAACACCGGTGGGTCCGGTTGCTTGGCGCAATCCGTCGGTATAGCTACCGATGAGATCGGTTTGGCTAGCACCACCTCGATAATCCGTTGCGGGTCCGGCCATGAAATTAACCACCTCGGCGCGCCTTCTCAGGACCAATCCTGGCAGCACCTGGCCAGCGGCATTCATGGTATGCTGCATCCAGGTGTTTGGTACCATTGATAGATTGTTCTCGTTGAAGTTTTTCAAGGTGGTTGATTGCTTAAAGTTGTTTTCTCCAATGTTGAACGCTAGGCTGCAGAACATGTCGTATTGGGTCTGGCTAACGCCTTGATTGATCTCTGGTCGCATCCATTGTTGAACCTTCTCAATGTCCTGATCAAAGAGTTGATTTATTTGCTGCTGGGTCAGAGGAGTGTTGAGAGAAACATTATCAGCACCAATTCTCACGGTCTGAGAGCTCAGTTCTTCCGGTGTCAGGGTATGCCCATATCCAATTTCCTGCTTTGGAGGATTACCGACCTCGATTGGTCGATAGCTACCATTTTCCCTCGACACTATGAACTGCCGACCCTCATCGCTCAATACCAAGCTGTTTGACGTCATGACGTTTGATCGACCAGCCAACACCGATTCGTATCTGTAAAGGGGCTGATTCCTGGAATTATATCCAACACCCCGATAGACGGCTGGAGGCATGTCACTTCTTGGGCTACCGTATATGTCAAGCGGTGCATTGCTGTTTGGAACTATCTCGCCGTCCCTGAGGTTCGTGTCGGTGTTCAGCCTGGTTGAATCCCTGAGATTCTGGAAGTTTCGACCACCATGGTTTTCATACGGTTCATGGTGAGGAAGATGCGGGAGTATGGTGTCGGTCAGCACCACGACCGTGTTGCCTAGCGAGTTCAACACTATATCCGATTGCTGACGACTGGTTGGTCCTTCCGCCAACGCGGCAGCTGATGCCGGTGGTGGTGGAGATCCGTTCATGTCTATGCGCGGCCCGTTGATGTTGATCTGTCCAGCCGCACCAAGAGTCCACGGACCTCTGGTCGATTCATGCACGAATCCGCCTGCCGCGCGGTTGACGTTTTGTGCGGCCGAATCAAACATGTTGTTACCAGCAAGACGGTGCATGTCGCGGGCCGATGTTATGAACATGTGCTGCTCGGCCAATAGATGCATGCTGTTCCTGCTTTGCATCCTAATGTATCCTCCGATCACATTGGTGTCGGGGGAGCTCATCGGCTGATCCTGGGCGGTTGCCCTGGTGGTATCATTAACGCCGCGGGCATAACCGTCAACGTCGCGACCGGCCGCACCCAGGCCGGCAAGATCCGGTCGATTCCTGAATAGGTTTGCCTCGTTACGGCGGCGTCTGGTTAGATCAGTACCGTCTGATGCCCTGGTGATCGTGCGCTCTATCAAAGAAGCTGCACTTTCTATATCTCTCTGATTAACGAAGTTGCTCAGACCCGAATCTCGAAGTGTGCTGAGACCTCGTCCGCCCGCATTATAGCAAAAGCTGATCATCGTGGCCTTTTGATAGGGGCCAAGCTGATCCCAGGTACCACGAAGTACGTTTTGTGCGGTTTGTTCGTACCTTCTGAGGTCAACCTGGAATATACCCTCGGCTTGCTCGGCAGTGCAGGTCGTGTTTTCGCCATAGGTGCCAACTATCGGAACTTGACCGGCAAAACCAGCATCAATGTATGATCGTTGCCGACTATTTGCCGACAGCTCATTGGTACCCATGTTATGGCCAAATGCAATCGCATACATGACCGACTGTCTCGGTGGGTCCTTGTATGCCCTAAGGGAAGGTTGTCCTCGACCTTCCTCCTGCTTGATGAACTGGGATGCGATTGCGATGTAGTTGAGATTTTCCGTTGGACCGGTGACTCCGGTTGGCGATGCCGTTGCTCCCTGTGCCACCGGTCCCGTTGGAGCAGGTTGCTGCGACTGTATCGTTGTCGGTGTGGTTGCACCCTGTCCCTCGAGCCTAGATACCTCCGCGTTGGCCGCTGCCTCGAATCTAAACACCGTGTTGCGTTCAACATCGGTGTATAGCTGAGGATTTGCCCTAGCAAAATCGGCAGCTGATCGATACCGGGCAGCAGCCTCTTGGGCTTCCGGCAATGTCCTGTATGTGCCAACATTGTATGTTCCGTACGGAGTCTGACCGATCCCTCCGACCGATGATGCCCCGGTCGGACCGGTGGCTCCGGACATCGACGCTGGATCTGGTATGCACTGTGCCTTTGCATCATTCGCAACCAAGGCATAATCCCTGGGATGCACGTTGTCAGATGTTGGATATCTGCTTAGATCAAGGGTTCTGTCGCCTTTGCTATCAGCAAAGGTCTTGACAGTTGCCTTCAACACATCGTTGTATGGCAATATCCACACGTAGTTGTTGGCAGCAAGAGAGGTGCGTATTGATGACAGATTTGCCGTTAGCGATGCTTGATTTCCGGTAGGACCGTCATTGCTGCCAACGCTAAGGACCGCATTAACGGAGTTTTTTATGCTGGCATTGTCAGCAACCCTGGCGGCGATCGCCGACGAACTCTCACCCACGACAGCAGCAACGGTTGCACCCTCAATCCTCGAACCAACTCCCTGTGCGATGCTGTCACCAACCACAACGATGTTACCAGTGACCGGCAATGCTGGCGGGGGCGAGCTTAATGGATTCGGAGATACTCCGGCCGTCAACTGCTTACCCCTAGCACGCATGTTAATGTCCCTGCCGGCCTCGATATTAACGTCTATGTCTCCACGTATGTTGATGCTACCTTGGCTTCGAAGAGAGATATCATCCTGCGCATAGATGTCTATCTTTCCGGTAGCATCCATGCTTATCCAATTTTTACCATCAACGCTGTTGAGATATATGAACCCCGACGTATCGTTGATCATTATCTGAGCACCGCTTTGGGTTCGTAACCTGATGTAGTTATTGGTTGGACTGTCATCAAACACCATCTGGCTACCGCCTGGTGTTAGTATTCCATAAACGGAGTTAGCTGGCTCAGCCCGACGAGCACCGCTGTCACTCACGCCGCGTATGGTGTCCTCGTTCAATCCCTGTCTCAATAGACCGTCGGCAAGAGGCGAATACTCAGGTCTTGCCGGATTGTTTAAATTGGTGTTAACGACCCGTTTGTTGTATTCGGTGACAGGAGTGTTAGATGTGGTATCCTGCCCTGGTATCCCGGGAACCATGTGATTCATGTTTTGTTGATACAAACAGCCCAGCCATATACCTCTTGCCGGATCCCCGTTTATAAAAGCGCACACCACCTCGTTGTTAATGTCTGGCGGAATGAACCACATTCCGTAGCTTTTTTGGGTACCAGCAAAGGTGTTTTCGTTCTTGTTGTCATAGATGTTTGTAGCGCCGGCAAATGGTGCGCAATAGCTCACGATGAACCAGCCGTTTTCATCGTTTGGATCCCCGTTTAGTTCAGGTATCCAAACCTTCAATCTTCCCATTCGCTGAACATCGTCAGCGACCTTGACAAACCCGACATACATCTTGTCTTGTAGGGTTCCTCGTCCAGGAAGCTCCATATCATAGCTTCGTGGTGTATTGACGTGTCTTGTTAAGGTTACCATGCTATCGGTTAATCCTCATCGTTATTTCATGGAGGTCCAACTGGGGACGGCGGGCTAACACCGGGCGAAGGAGTTACAGCTCCTCCGGCGGGCGGCGTGCTAGCAGAAGCTGCTGCCTGCTGCACCGCGGACGTTGTCGATTGTGCAGGATTTGCTCCAGAGGTACCTTGTGCTGTGAGCGATTGCAACAACGGATCCCTGATAGCCTTGATGACCTGCGTAAACTTCCCGTCCTTGAATATGCTACGGATCTCAACCGCGCTATATAGACCGGTGAATGCTGCGCTTGTTGTGTTAAACTCAACATACCCGGTTTCCTCACTCGGTGGTTCACCCGTGCGGAATATGAGAAAGAATCCGGTTTCGCCCCCGTAGAAGAACGCGGACTGTGGAGACGGTATGGCCGAGGCGCTAACCATCTGACGCACCGCCGAGTTTTCCTCGATATTACCAAGACCAAGCCAGTATGGATCTCCGCGTATCTCTAGGTTTACCTCAACAAAATACGGTGTTGACATGACGTCATTTAGAACCGCCGATACTAGGCTTCTGTTTCTAGGAAGGTTTCCAACCCCGGTACGAGAAGCAGCTTGCTCTGGTTGATCACTCCCGGCCATCGTCGTCGATTGATTCGTTGGTATAGAAACGGGTCGCATGCTCACTGGTAACGGTGTTGAGTAAAAATCCGCAACCTTAACGTCTTCTAGATAGAGATTTTGCCTGTTTCTTGATGCGATATCCCAGACTGCCCTCGTTGCAAAGCTCTGCACCGCCGCACCGCGTATGTCGGCATTACCGACCTGAACCTGCAGACCTCGTATCATTTGCTCGCCAGGACTTTGATTTTCCCAACGCTCTTGAAATCTACGGGCATCGGTGCCGTATTCGGCAAGAATTTTTTCAGCATCTTCTAGTCGTTTAGTCTCTTGTGTTATCTCTGCTTGATTTTGTTGTGGATTTCTGTTTAATGCACTAATGTTAGCCCTAGCCGTTTGCGCCGACGCTCTTGCTTGTCTGTATCGGTTGGCTGATGCAAATGCAACGCTTGCAGGATCGGCTTGCGGACCAATTGTGTAGTTGCTGTAAACATTTTGGCCAAGCTGCGACGGAACTGATGCTTGCCAAAACCATTCGAGCTTGATATCAAGCTTGATCACATCTAGGTTTGTACCAGTAAAGATATAGTCATATCTCTTATTGTATCGTCCCGATTTAATCAGGGTATTTCTACGATCAGCCTGCTGAGGAGGTTGCTGGCTTGCTATAACATTCTGTTGATCAACTATTGCCCGTGTTGTTGGATAACCAGAAATCGTATAGGTAACGCGCCTGACATAATCATTTGTTAGATGATCGTATCCGATGATCTGTGATCTAGAATGTATGGCAAACATGTTTGCCATACCGTTAGCACGTATGCTTGCCTGGCTCTGTCCGGGCCGAGCTTGACTAACTTGGCCAGGTTGGCGGTTTTCTCCGGCAACGAACTGCCGCCCGGCCTCGGTCATGCTAACAACGAAATATAACACGGTGTTTATATCCATACCCCTGGACAAGGTAAAGGAAGGATTGGTAAAATTCGCCGGATCACGTAGGCTAATGCTGGTGTTTCTCTGGTCAGCCGTTGGGCTGGTCGAGAACCTCCAGTCTCGCATGGTGGGTGGCAAAATGAACTCATACTCAACACGCCTAGTTGCATCATTCTCAAGATTTAGCTGCTGCTCATTCATGATGCGCTGTAATTGGTTGAAGAATTCTCCAACCGTTGGTGGATTTAGATCGCTGATGTTTGCACCGCTTGGTAGCATGGCAACGTGGTCCGAGTTTGCATACATGCCGTCGAGCATGCCTTCGATGTTATATTCGGTGCCAGCACTGGTCGTGTCGGATTCAAGCTTTGTCACATTAATTCTGAACAGCTTATAAATGCCAGTCTTCATGTCCGGAGTTGTTATATTACCAGTTTCATCATAACCAGTAAACCACACCTCTATAAAGCTTGAATTGGTGAGATGATTCCGCACGCCCATTCTCCTAGATAGAGAATAGATCCTGTCAATGAGACTGAGGCCATATGGTTCCTTAACCGTCATCTTGAACTTTGTATGCAACATGCTTTGAACACGCTGGGTCGGAGCACAGATGTTTTCTATTTCAAGATCAGTGATATTAAACCCCGCCGTTACTCCGCTTTCAGCAACAACAACCTTCGGTGTGTTTTGGAACTCGATAGCCGATCTTATCGACGAACCAACTATATCATCGGTTAGGCTCCATCTAATATGATACGTATAATTGGAAAATTGATGCAGCACGTTTGGATAAATTTGCACGTCCTGTCCTGGTATGGATGCTACCGTTGACAAAAAGTCTCGCGATGCTTGACCTATTTGTGCGGCGCCCTGATACGCATCCCCATACACCAAATTTTGAAGGGCGCGTTGTGCATCCTCATAGGTAACGGCCTGCCCAACTCCAGGGAATGCCGGTAGAGCCAGTGGTTCTCCAGTTGATACAACTGATCGCTGATCAAGAGAGTCGGGCATCGATGGTGGTATTGCACCAGCAGCTCGTGCGCTCTCGGCCGGTGTTTGTGGTCCTGTCGGTGGCATGTTTATGTTTTCATTCTCGGAAGATTTGCCTTGTTGGGAAGATAGATCGTCATCCCGGCCTTTAAATCATAGATCGGATCCTTGATCTTGTCCGGATTTCTTGCCGCAAATATCCACCACCAGCCGGTCGACCCGTAATGATCATATGACAAAAGGTCAGGTCGCTTGTCATATTTCGGCTGGATCGTGTAAACGTCGTCGGTCGACTGGGGGAGTATGTATGGTCCGTTCCAAAAATCAAGATATTCCAGATAAAAGTTTACCTGGTCAGTGTTTGCATACGGGCTCGATGGTAGATAATTCACGGCTGTCATATCCAGGTACCTCCCTTTAGCAACGAACCATCCCTGAATTGAGATAGATCGAACGCTCGCAACCTACGCGGTGTGTTTTGCACCATCAAATGGACCTGTATGTTAAACAATGCCGGTAGCCATGCATACCCGTCGGTTGCTGATCTTCGTACGCTGGTATCATTTATCGTGCTAAGGATCGTATAGATCTCGTTTGGAGGCGGATTATAATTCTCTCCATTAACCGTCGAATTAATCTTAACAGGAACGTAATCAACATCATTTGGCAGCGTGACATTGAATTGTGTGATGATGACCGGCAAAGCGTTGAACATGTATTCGCCATATGCATCGAACAACAGGACCGGCGGGGGAGTTCCTTGGTATTGCTCAGCTATTCCGCCACCGGACCCGCCAAACCACATCTTCGTTGACGACCTGAGGAAGTGTATGCAGGCCATAGCATACAATCCTTCATTTTGGCTTTGAACCGTGAACTGCCCATCAACCGATAGTTTTAGTGCCGGTGTTCTTGTGTAGCTATGGAAATCCTGATTGGTATGCACGAGCTCCATGGGAGTATATGTGACATCCTG